GCTGTCAATAATGGCGGCAACAATGAGTTTGTAAACTGCAATTTTTCTTCAAATTCATATGGATTTGTAATGGACAATAGCACAAATGCGGCTGTTAACGATACGCATGGTGGAGTATCTGGATGCTTATTTCAGCACAATAGAGTAAGGGCAATTTACGCGAACAAGGTCAGCTACGGGTTTATGTTTGATGGGTGCAATATTGACAACGGCGGTGCGGAACTTATCAATGTGACCCGCATTATGTTCAATGCCTGCAATTTTATGAATGAGTTTGAATTGGTTGTAAACGGCATCTATGAGGCTGGCAAAGGATTAGTCATGTTTGCATCGTCAATGTTTGATAGCACATTTACAGGCGATGCCATTTCAATTACAAGTAATACATATGTTAAATTTGATAATTGCTATATGCAGGACGGAACTCCTGTAAACCCTGTTGTGTAACTTAAAGGACACTTTAAGTAACAAAAACCATCATTAGTCAGTGGTAAGGAGGTGAGCGCATGGCAGATTTAATTCGCGGCACAACACCATCATATATCGTTGATTTTACTGACAGCGGTGTGGACGTTGCCGACATTACCAAAGCAACGCTGACAGCCAAATACAGGTGCGTTAAGGCAGACTTATCAGATGGACTTGTACTTGACCCCGTGGAAAACGTCATCCGCTACCATTTTAGTCAGGCTGAGACGCTTGCCTACCATGCAGGCGAAAAAGTCTATCTGGAAATGGATGTGGTTTCTGACGGTGAGCGATACAGAGTATCGGAAAAGGTACTGACGGTCAAAAACACTCTGAAAGATGAGGTGATTTGATGGCAAAGGACATTGTAACCAAGGCAGAAATCATTGGCGGAGAAATCGATGTAAGAGCAAACTTCGGGCAGACCGTTAAAGTTACGGTTTCGCCCGACCCCTACATGGGGGATACTGAGGTAACACCATCTGCGGAAACTCAGGTACTTGCGACCAAAAAGAAATTCGTGCAGGACGACATCACTATCTTTCCTGCTCCAACAGAAACGCTGTCCACAACATCAAACGGGCAATTCACACCATCTGACGGCAAAGTCGGTTTTTCTGCCGTGACCGTAGATATCAATCCCGACCTGCGACCGCTATCCGTGAGCGAGAATGGGCAGTATAGTCCTGATGGGTTTGATGGGTATAGTCAGGTGAGTGTGGATGTTCCTGCTCCTGCTCCTGTCACAGAATCTCTGTCCGTCACTGAGAATGGGACTTATGTTCCGTCAGCGGGCGTGGATGGATTTGACGAGGTCGTGGTTGATGTCCCGACAGGCGGTTTCCCGTCATATGACGATGTCGTCCTGCCGTCTGAGTATCAAAAGGTTGAGTACATCGAATCAAGCGGAACACAATATATTAATCTGCCGTATGGCTTTGCTCCTACAGATACCATATCGATGCGGACATCTATCGATGGGTCTATGGGCGGAGATAAATTTATGGTGTGCCCGTCACGGTGGAATACCAATAACAACCGTTTTGGCTTGTGTGGTTTAGCAGCGCAAAAGTATTTTATCTTTGCGTATGGGGCTATAAGTACAAGCGACAGTTTTTTCACCGTTAGATGTTCAAATGACGGAAATCTACATGACTTTTATTACAGCGATGAGATGCTCCATATTGTTGACCTAAAACGAGCAAGCGGAGTAGGTGGTGTGGCGTTTGGTGCAGAAACATATCCTCTAAGGCTTTTTTACGGCTACAATTTAAACACAACTGGTAAAATAGCCCATTTCGTCCATACCAAAGCAGACGGACGTAAGATTGCCCTTTTTGCCTGCTACCGCAAGTCAGATGGAGTAATCGGCATGTACGATGTTGAGAACGATGTTTTCTACACCAATGACGGGACAGGTGATTTTACAAAGGGACAGGACATTTAACCACCATCCCCACCTGACATGTGGGAGAGGAGAATGAAGTATATGGAAACGCTTAAATTTATAGCAGCTTCTGGATGGTCATTATTCATCGTTTCGCCTTTTATATGGAGATTCATTTTTAACATCATTGATAATGGAGATGACGAAACGTGATTTCATCGACCTAACCACCATCCCCACCTGACATGTGGGTAGAGGAGACAGACAATAAGCAAAGAGGACAGGCATTAATGACATTAGAGATTTTGGCAGTCATTATCATGTATATCGTGCCTATTGCACTATTCATCATCGGCACAAGGTAAGAGGACAGGCATTATGGACTATATTACAAACATCACATCATACTTACTTTCACTCAGAACCGAAGCCATCGAACAGCTTCACTATTCGCACACCTATTGGACGTTCTTACTGCCCTTGGTATTGATTGCGGCGGACATCGTTTCCGGCTGGATTCAGGCAACTATCAATTCCACATGGGACAGTACCAAAATGAGAAAGGGACTGTTCCGTAAGGGCGGCGAGATGATATTTGAGATTTTATGATATAAATATAAATAAATATATTGACAAATAATATTATATGTTATATAATATATAGGTGAGGTATAATGAATAATTACATAAATCAAACACCAAATATGCCTATGTATAATGGGTATAATAATTATAGGCTACCTACGTATTTATTATGTGGTTTATGGATATAGATGGAATTTTTGCTAAAATAGCATCTCATATGATTAAAGGTATGATGATTCATAATGAGCTTACCAATTATTATACCTTCCTTGGACTTGATGGTTATAGGAAATTTCAGAGAAAGAGATTTATTGAAGAGTCAAAATCATTTTTAGACTTGAATGAGTTTTATATTAATGCTACAGGTAAGCTAATACCAAATGTAAAAATTGATATTCCAAGTGTTATACCACAGAGTGTTTATAGGTATAATAGAGAAGACATTAGTGGTAATGATATTAGAAATGCAGTTAAGACAACCACAAAGATGTGGGTTGATTGGGAGAAAGAAACAAAACAACTTTATGAAGATTGTTATTTATCATTGATTAATGACAATGGTGCAGTATTTGTTGCTTCTAAAGTTAAAGAATTGATAGATGATGTCGGTGCTGAGTTAGCAGAGGCAAGTAGTTTTTGGATGTCTAAAAAAAAAGCATCAGATTTTAGTATAGAGGTTATATTACAGGAGCAGTAATGAGTTTTACACTATGTTAAAGCAAGGAGATATACCATGAAAGACGTTGCGTTGGCCATTTTTGTTTCTGCCGGGTTTTGGAAGATAATTGAAGTAATTGTCATGCATTTCTTGACAAAACCTAAAGTTACTCCAGAAACCCGGCTCCTTCGTGGAATTGGTCAGATTGAGATTATATTCTTTGGAACTAAGTTTCTTGAACAGGGTTATATAACCACCGAGGAATATGACTCCCTTAAGAATGAGATTTATGCTCCGTATTTGGAAATTGGAGGAAATGGTCTCGCAAAAAAGATGATGGAAGAGATAGAGAAACTTCCAATCAAATAATAAGAAAGAAGTTTTAGTGTTTTCTATCAAGGAGGATTGACATGTCAAATGAAATGTATGATACGTTAAAGTTTATTGCACTGTTAATTACACCAATTTTAGCTTTTTTAGCAAGCGTTGTTAATATCTGGAATTTTCCGCATGGAGAACAGATTATAGCTACTCTTACAGCATTAGATACATTAATTGGTGGATTTGTAGTTGTTATGAATAAGCTTTATAAAGATGGGAGAGTATAATGGCCGATAAAAAGGTTGCAGACATATCATATTTTAATGATGTTGTAAATTGGGATAAGTTTAAAAAGTCTGTAGATGCTGTAATTATACGCCTTGGTTACAGGGGGTGTACAAATGGTAATATTGTTTTAGATAAAAAAGCAAAAGAACATATAGAGATGTGTAAAAAATATGGTATTCCATATAGCATTTATTTCTTCCCTACATCTGTAAATGAAATGGAAGCAATAGAAGAAGCTTTATGGGTACTTGAAAAAATTAAAGAGTTAAAGATAGAGCCGTGCTTACCAATATATGCAGATTCTGAAAAGGTTACAGGTACAGGTCGTTCTGATAATTTGAGTAAAGGTGTTAGGACTAAATGTCTAAATGCATTTATGAAAACTATTAGAGATGCAGGCTATAAGTATGGTGTATATGCTAGTACTTATTGGTATAAAGACTGCCTTAATGATTCTGATTTATTACAGGGCTGTTCAAGATGGGTTGCTCAATACGCAAGCAAATGCACCTACACCGGCAAGATTGATATGTGGCAGTATACATCACATGAAAAAGTACCAGGTGTATATATTAATGGTGATAATAGATGCGATGTAAGCTATTGTTATATTTCTATTGGTAGTGGTAAGATTGATGGTGAAAGTAAAAGCCAGAGACAGACAGTTATTGATACATTTACTAGTTGGATTGGTAAGAAAGAGTCTGATGGTAGTCATAAAACCATAGTTGATATTTATAATAAGTATTTATCGACAGCTGTTAAGTTTGGTACACTTAATTATAGAGTTTCTTATTCAGATGCGTGGTGTGCCACAGCAACAAGTGCAGCATTTATTAAATCTGGTTTAGCATCATTATTTCCTATTGAATGCAGTTGTCCACGACAGATTGAACTTGCAAAGAAAATGGGTATCTGGGTTGAGAATGACAATAGTGCACCAGAACCCGGTTGGGCTGTTATGTATGATTGGCAAGATTCTGGAAAAGGTGATAATACAGGTGTATCAGACCATACAGGTTTAGTTGTATCTGTAGATAATAGTGGCACAACCTTTAAAGTTATTGAGGGTAATAAAAATGATGCTGTTGGTTATCGTATTATGTCTGTCGGTGGTAAATATATTCGTGGTTTTATTGCTCCAAAATTTAATGACAAATATGAAACAAAACAAGTTTCAGAAGGATATAGGAAACCATCTAAAACCGGTAAATATTGGGCAAAGGTTGTAACGCAAAACGGTCCGCTTAACATAAGACAGGGACCAGGTAGAGAATATGCATTATGTAAAACATTTGGCCCAATTCCAAAAGGGTCTACAGTTATGGTTTGTGATGAATTAAAAGCAAATGATGGCTCAACATGGTGTTATGTTTTGTGGTCTGGAAAGT